CACTAGTTACTCAAGGTAGAAATTTATGTGCAGCAGAATTTATTAATCATTCAGATAACTATGATTATTTATTGTTTATTGACTCAGATATAGATTTTGAAGCAAATACAATATTTAAAATGATAGGTGCTGATAAAGATATTATTGCATGTCCTTATCCAATGAAGATGATTGACACAAATAGAATGTGGACAAAACTACATCAAACAGATTTAATAAAAACAAAAGACGATTTGTTAAAAGCAAGCTACTTTTTTCCATTAAAAATGATCGATCAAAATGATGTTAATATGGATCATGGGGTCATTGAAGTTACTCATGCTCCTACTGGATGCATGTTAATTAAAAGAAAAGTAATAGAAAAAATGATAGAACATCACCCTGAACTAAGAATATATCAACCCACCATAGTCAATGGTGAAGAAGTAGCAAAAGAAAATTTTTATAATTTATTTGATACATTACATGATGTTAAAACTAAACGTTACTTTGGTGAAGACTTTGGTTTCTGTCAGCGATGGACAGATATGGGAGGTAAGGTTCATATTTATGCTTTAGACTACATTACACATGTAGGAGAGCATCAGTATTGTGGTAGATTTTACGATCAATTAGAAGCTCTAAAACGTGTTGACGTTGATAAAAAAATCAAATAAAGTATAGAATTTACAGGTTTATATACCTGCCTTAAACTAGTTTAAATATATAATTATGGCAATAAACAGATCACTAATGGAACGTCAATTACGTATGGGTGGAGGCATCATGGATGTTACACCTAGAGAAGAATACGGTTTGGGTAGCTTTCTAAAAAAAGGTTTTAAGAAACTTAAAAGAGGAGTTAAGAAAATAGCTAAATCTCCTTTAGGTAAAGCTGCAATGTTGTATTTTGGCGGAAATTTATTACAAGGAAATTTTGGTGGACCTTTCTCAGGTTTTACAAATCCTTTTACAAGTTTTCAAAATCCTTTAAAAGGTCAAATTACAGAGGGTATAGGAAATTTTTTTACAGATACTGTTAGTGGTAAAGTTAAAGATAAAGTTAAGGATAAAGCTACTGATGAATTACTTGGTGTTGGAAAATCTTTTTTAGTAGGATCTTTACTTCCTAGTGTATTAGGAGGAGATGATGGTGAAGGAGGTGGTTATCAAAGAGATCTACCAGCTCTTAGATCAAAACTAATAGAGTCTTATAGAAATCAAAAAACTTTTTCTGATGCAGATAACGAAGAAGCAGCTATAGCCGAACAAGTTGAACGAGACATGGCAGGTTTTCAACAAGATATGAATAGATCAAATGTTGCTTATGGTGGTAGAATGGGTTTTGCAATGGGACCTGACAATCCAGAAGAGAACGCAATTCAGGCTTCAGGCATCATGGGCTTACCTTTAAATGAAAACCCTGCAGGGGTTACAGAATTAGATCTTAGAGAAACAGGTGGATTTATTCCTCCAGTTGGTGTAAAAGAAAAAGCAGATGACATTCCTGCGATGTTAGCAAACAATGAATTTGTATTTACAGCTGATGCTGTAAGAGGAATGGGTGACGGAAACGTCAATACAGGTGCACAACGTATGTACGATATGATGAAAAAATTAGAAAAAGGGGGAAGAGTATAATGGCTGAAACAATAACAAATATAACAGCTTTACCTACATATTTAGAAGGCCCGGCAGCGGCATATATAGCTCAATTACAAAAAGTAACAGGTGGAATGAAAGATGCAGATTTATCTAGTATGTATGGTTCACAATTTGTTGCTGGTTTAGATCCCTTACAACAACAA